GTTGGACTTCGACGAGGTTATATGGACGCACAAAGACGGAGATTGCTGGCGGTGACCCTACGGGTCTTTTGCGCGGGGCTGATTGTAACGGCAGCGGCGTTTCTTATAAGGCACTGCGCCTGGCACGCACAGAGATACAGAAAATTCACAGCCTCGCCACCGACCGATTGATGCGGCAACAGCCGTGGGTGCAGAGTGAAAAGATCAACACGTCACCGGCGCATGGGGAGCCGGATGAATGTGACGATGTTGCCAGCGGCGGCGAGAAGGGTGATGGCGTGTACCCGGTGGGCACGATCGAGCTGCCGATTCACCCGGAATGCCTGTGCTTCAAGACGGCTGTGCTGATGCCGCAAAGCGAATTCACCAGCCAGATGAATGACTGGTTGAAGGGCGGCACATGGGCTGAGATGGACCAGTACGCCAATGATTTGGGCGTGCCGCTGGAGAGTGACTTTACGCCTGCCACGCTCAGCCTGGCGGTGTGGTTGTTCAGTGATGAGCTGACGGAGTTTCTACAATGACACTTCAAAGCGATGTGAAAACGGTACTGACGGCAAATGCGCCGCTGATGGCGATCCTTACGGGTGGGGTGCATATTGACGTGGAGGAGATCAACACCACGAACACGCCCACGGCGTTCGATTCGAATGGTGAGATCAAGCCGTGTGCGTTGATCAAGCTGGGGACGGAGATCCCCACCGGTCCATTCGTGCGGGCCGTGCAGACGCCGATCATCATTTATTTTTATCAACGGCAGGGCTTTGCCAGCATTGACCCGGCGCTGGTGAAAGCCTTTGACCTTTTGAACGAAACGCAGACGGGCGATGGCGTTTGGAATTTGCAATACTCGAACACAGTGTTTAACCAGCGGGACACGGCGCTTGATTGTGCGCTTTCTACGCTGAGATTTATAGCCGTAAGGCTCAGATAATAAGGAGAAAGAAATGACAGGAACTGAAAATAAACCGTTCGGACTTAAGCAGATTACCCTGGTTAACAATGCTGATAATCAGGCGATCATTCTGCCCGCGGCGCTCGAGCTTGAATTCGAAGAGACCGTGGTGAGTGGAGAGTTCTTTGGCAATGATGAATTGCAGGGACTCGTGACCCAGCCTTTGGGAGTGAAAGGCAAATTCAAAGCAGGCGGCATTCCGCTGAATGCGTATGCCCTGATGACCGGGCATACCCTCACGAATACCGGCACCACGCCCAATGAAGTGGCGACGTTGGAAGGCGATTCGGCTTCCTTCCCGTACTTCAAGATCTATGGCAAGAGCCTGGGCGATGAAGGCGATGACGTGCATGTGAAGATCATGAAATGCAAGCTCACCTCCAGCCCGAAGGGTGCTTTCAAGCGTGGTGAGTTCTTCATGCTTGAAGCTGAATTCCAAGGTGTGAAGGTGGACGGCAAAGCCTACGACATGGTAGCGCACGAAACCGCTGTTGCCCTGCCGGGTGCGGCTGGCTCTCCGAGCGCCATCTCGCTCAGCAGCTCGCCTGCCGATGCTGCCACTGGCGTTGTGGTCTCTGCCAATATCGTGTTGACCTTCAACAACGAACTGCGCGCTGGTGCAGAAGATGCCATCATCCTCACCACGGCGGCAGGTGTGCCCGTGGCTTGCGTGACAACCATCGATGCCGCACGCGAAGTGGTAACGCTGAACCCGAGCAGCAACTTGGGCGCTGCCACCGATTACCTTGTGATCGTGCCGAACGTGACCGATATCTATGGTCAGACGTTGGCGACCACCGTGATCAACTTCACGACCGCCTAAGAATAAGAAACTCATGCCCCTCCCCAAAGTTTTGGGAGGGGCATGGAAAAAGGTCTGGATATGACAGAACAATTTGAACAACGCATGAAACAATCGCAGGCGGCAAAGCGCACGAACCTAGCGCAATGGTTCGTGGAGCAAGCTGGCGAGCAGGAACTGGACCTGCCCAGCGGTCTGCATGTGGTGGTGCGCGATATTGACTTTGAAGAATTGATGCTGGCGGGCGGTATCCCAAATACGCTCATCAGCATGTTTGATGAACTCGAAGGGCTGAGCAATCAGCAAGCCGTTGAAAAATTCGTTGAGAAAGACAAGATGGGTTTTTACGAAATGGTGAATGCCTACGTGAAAGCCTGTATGGTGGAGCCGCGCCTTGGGGATGTGACCAACCTTGAGAACAACATTCTCGGCATTAATGATATGCGCGGCAAAGACAAGATGTTCATTTTCAACTGGCTGAATCGGGAGGCTGCCAACGTAAAAGCCTTTCGCGAAGAAGAAAAACAATCTGGTGATCCTGCATCGGCTGTGTGAAGCCTACGGCAAATTACCCTCTGATTATCTGGGCATGACCAGCCCGTGGGGACGCTGGCAAGTGGATGAAATTACGTTGGTGATCGGCAGGCGCGCAGACCGTGAAGATGTAAAAACGACCGATGCCCAGCAGACCTATCGCACGGTTGGCAAAGGTGAAAGCGTTGGGTACCGCAGCATGGCGCAGGGACGCCCACTTAAACGAGTGAAGATCAAACCGAATGGGACGTGGTAAATGGCTATTCAATTAGGTTCAGCATACGGAAAAGTCAGCCTGGATATCAACGGGTTAGTAAATGCCGTCCGCACAGGCAAGATCAACATGCAATCGCTGGCACAGGCTGGTCAGCAGATGGGTGCGACGTTGAAGAACGTCGGTCAGAATATGACGTTGGGATTGACCCTGCCCATTCTGGCAACCGGTGCGGCTTCGCTGAAAGCTGCCAGCGATTACGAAGAGACCAAGAATAAGGCGGTTGTGGTCTTTGGCGAAATGGCAGATAGCATCGTTGAAAACTCTGACCGTGCCGCCGCCACGCTGGGCGTAAGCAAAACTCAATACCTGGATTATGCCTCCTCGATCGGTGCGGCGTTGACCGCAGGCGGTATGGGCATTAAAGAATCCACGGATCTGGCAGAGCAGGCAGTCAAACATTTTGCAGACCTGGCATCCTTCCACAATAGTGAAGTGGCAGATGTGGCGGCATCGTGGCAGTCTGCCATTCGTGGGCAGTATGAACCGATCCAAAAATACTTCCCGTTCATCACCGATTCATATCTCAAGACCTATGGCACTGCCAACGGCATGATCAGTGCCAACACGGCAAACCTAACTGCCAATCAGCGGGCGATGATCTTGAATGCGATTGCCTTGGATGAAAAACTCAACCCGGCGTTGAACGATTTTGCAGAGACCTCAGACGGGCTGGCAAATTCTTCACGCATTATGAAGGCGCAATTGAATGATTCATTGGTGATGCTTGGGCAGAACTTATTGCCGGTTGCGCTGACGGTAGTGCAGGCACTCAATAAGATGCTTGAGTCTTTCAACAATATGTCACCGGGCATGCAGAAGGCAGTGATTGCCTTTGCCGCGTTCCTGGCGATCTTAGGACCGATCATCTCAGCCGTGGGCACGGTGATCTCGTTTATTTCTTCGCTGGCGAGCATGAGTACGGTCATCAGTGGGTTGGGCATCTCTTTCAGCGGTGTCAGCGCAGCCGTTGCAACCGCAGGCACGGCGCTGGGTGGCTTTGTGGCGGCGGCGGGTGCTGTGCTTTTGCCGATCATGTTGATCATTGGAGCGATTGCCCTGCTGTATTGGGCATTCTCTACAAACTTTATGGGCATCACCACCACGGCACAGCAGTTATGGTTCATCCTGAAATATTATTTCTCGCAGGGCTGGCAAGCCTTGCTGGCAATGACCCAACAGCGCGCCGCACAGTTGGCAACCTGGTTCCGTACATTAGTGCAGCGCATTCGTGACACGTTCAAGTCGGTCAACTGGGGCGAGATCGGCAAATATCTTTTGATGGGTCTTGCCAATGGCATGCTGATGGGCATTCCGCTGGTGGTGGCAGCGGCACTCAAAGCGGCAAAGGCAGTGTTGGACACGCTTAAGAAGGCATTGGATTCACATTCGCCATCTCGTAAAACCACCTTAGAAGGCTTGAACGCCTCTAAAGGATTTATGAATGGTGTTGATCAAGGCATGGACCCTCGCCAGCTCACGCGCACGTTCTCACGTCCGATTGAAGCCGCGGCGCAATCTAGCAATCAGAACCTCACCATGAACTTTGCCAATGGTGTCACCATTCGGCAGGTACAACAGATGATGGCATTGAATAACGATCAGCTCTTGCGCAAGTTGAACACCGCATTGGGAGGTGCATAATGGCATCTGCATTCAAGATCGGCTTAACATCTGGAGGGATTACTTCGCTTGATGAACTGACCACGCCCCTGCCCGATCCGCAATGGGAATATGCCGAGTATCGCAAGATGGTCAAGCTCGGCAATCAAAGCCTGCGCGGGTTGGGTCCGCGCACCGTGCCGTGGAGCTTTCCATTGCTCAGCACCGCACAGATCGCGCAGTTGGAAACCTTCAAGGTTGATGACACGATCTTTATTCAAACGCTCAAGCGCGATGGCACCACCGTGATCTATGAAGTGCAATGCAACTGGATCGACCCCCGGCAGGATGGCAGCCACAAGCCTGGCTTTGTGGGCTATCGCTTCGGGCTGGACCTTGAAATGATCATTGTTGCTGAGGTGCCCTAATGGCGAGACCTGAAGTGACCAGCGGCGAGCTGGTCTTACTCCGCACGCCGGGGCAGTGGAGCCGCTTTTGGCTGGCGTTCTTCAAGCCAAATGTGATCTACACCGCACGGCTTGATTCTGTGCCCAGCTCCACCGACCGCGTGGCAGATATCACCTTCACCAGCGGCTCGGGCACGCTTGCTGATGTCAAAAAAGAAATGACGCTGTGGGTGGGTAGCACCGCAGGCGCGCGCGATCTGGGCGTGTGTCGTTTACGCAAGGCGCCCATTTCTGGTACGTTTTATCTCGGCTTCACGGCTGAGGTCAACTGGCAGGCGAGTGCCTATCTCACCGTGGTGGATGCCTTCGCCTTCGCGGCGCGTGTGCCGCGTGTGGATGCAGGCACGCTCAAGCTCGATTATGAATATACCTATTCTGATCAACATGAAGACTTCGAACCCGTGCCCGTGCTGGGTCCGCATGCGGTTGCCTGGCTCACCGGCGCGGATGTAGATGTGGAATTCGACGGCAGTGATTCATGGGTCTTCGGCTCCACCATTACGGGGTATAGCTGGTCTGCCCCCGGAGCATCCGCCACCAGTGGGCTGACCACTGCCACGCCCACCCTCACGTATGATACGGAGGGTTATTACTGTGTGTATTGCACCGTCACCGCGGCGAATGGCAAGACCTACACCGGCGTGCGGCATGTGTTCATCTTCTCTAGCAGCGTCCAACCGCAGGCGGTGGAATTGACCGAAAGCCCCAGCGGGTCACTGAACGATGGCGGCTGTTCGTTTGGCGTGAAGATGTACGCCGATGCAGACCCCACCGACGTGCTGGAGAATTGTCTGGCAGTCCTTTTCGGCGAGGATCATTTTGGAGAAACGCAACAAAACCTCGGTCAAGTGGCGAACCGTGAGAACCTCATCTGCATGGGCTATGTGGCAGGCGAATCTATTAATTGGGATGCCGAGATCTCGGAGGCGCAGTTTTCCATCCCTGGCGCGCAGGCATTGCTGGGGCAGATCGAAACCACTCCGCTCAAGCTGAGCATGGCAACCAACACGCCCGATAATTGGGAGGTGCTGCCATCGATGACAGTGGACCGCGCGCTCTGGCACTTGCTGCACTGGCGTTCGAATGTGACTGCGCTCATGGATGTGATCCTGACCGATGATGCGCGTTATCTTCCGCTCGCTGAGGCAGAGGGTTCATTGTGGGAGCAACTGAGCGACGTGGCTGAAAAGAAAATCTTCGCCATTCCGTATGTCGATCGCTTCGGGCGGCTGTTCGTGAAGATCGATCCGCAGCTCACGCCGGTGGCAGACCGCACCTGGGGCACGGTGATGACGCTCACCAAGCAAGACTGGAAAAATAATATTCAGATCCGCCGCCGCACCAAGCGCGAACTTTCCATGCTTTCCACCAGCGGGTGGATCTGCGATCCGAGCGGCACGGTCAATACTGTGTATTCGCTTTCGATGGGTCACATCGATGCGCGCTATGGCAAGCCCGAGATCATTGATAAATTACTGGCGAGCAGTCAGTCCCAGTTCAACACGCTGGCGGGTTTATACATGGGCTGGAAGAACCGCGAACTCGATTTTGAAATTTCGCTCGGGCAAAATAACCGCATGATCGATCTCTTCCCGCCGCAATATCTTGCCATCACGCTGGCGACTGGCGATACTCCGCGCGGCATTGCCTATGAAGGCAACCTCATTCCGCGCAGTTTCACGCTGGAGTATGATGCCGAATCGATGTGCTTTGAAACCGTCCTAACCTGCGAGCAAGAAACCTTTGCAGAGCTGGCAGTCAATGGCGACATTCCGCCCGCCACCGGTTGGGATGCAGACGGCTGGGATAGCTCCACCTTCCCCGATTTTGAAATGCCCGATCTCTCTGATTTGGGCGAAGTGATCACGTTACCGCCTGCAACCGAAAATCTGAATCATCCGCGCACCGTGGTGGTTGCCACGAACAAAGGCGTGTTCTACACCACTAACTTCCACGAAGATGATCCCGTTTGGGTTGGCATGAATAACGGCTTGACCCTGAGCGATTTATCAGCCGCCAATGTGGATTTGGTCGTAACCCCCAGCGGTGCTTTGTGGCTCTTGGTGCGCGCCGCCAGTGATCTGCTTTATCGCACCTCATCTCTGGGCGGCACTTGGGCTCTGATGGCAGATGGTGCTGATTTGGAAAGTGGCTATATCAATAGCCTGGCGATGAACCCAACTGCCGCAGAGCAGATTGCGATTGTGGCAGGAAATCCATCGACGCTTGTATCTCGCATTTACATTGGCAATGCAGGCGGGCTTTCGGCAGGTGGCACTTTTGGTGCAAAGGTGCCGGAACATCACACCGGCTTGGTGTACAAGAACAATAATTGGTATGTGTTTCACTCGGATGATGGGACTTTTGCCACACCCTGGGTTTCAAAGTTTTCGTTATCAGGTTCCTTTATAACTTCCGTAGATATTAATACAGCGATCGGGCAGGATGCCGCCGCTCGCTATGCACTCGCTTTGCCCACAAAGTTTTTCCAGTGGGATACCAGCGGTGCAGGCGGCTTCAACACGGTTACTTCAGGATTAATTGCTACCCGGTTCACAACCCTGAACCCTGCCCATACTCAACAAGGCGTAGCGTTTTCACCGACCGGCAATTATGGGATTGGACGCCAGGCTGAATGGGGCTATCAGGCTTATTTGAGCACCGATGGCGGCGCAACTTGGAGTTCACTGAGCGGCACAATTCCAGGCGGTTCGGATATTTGGGAAAACTGCAAAGATGATAATCGTTGGATATTCGGTGGCGGCATGGTGGTTCATCTCACCCTCGACCGCGGCTCTACCTACATCACCAAGACCGGCAACCTCGATTTTGTTGCGCCGGTTTCAGACGTTCTCGCCATAAGGTTTATCTCATGAGCACATTGAAAAAGTTATCCGATACTGTAAGAGGCTTACTCAACCGCAAAGATGCGCAGTTGCCTGGCTTCCTCGGCAACCTATCTGGCACCGTTCGAGCCGATGATGCCAATAATGTTTATGTCACCTTGTTCGGTGGCGAAGTGCGCGTGGTCTACAACGGCAAAGTGCCCAACGTGCCGCGCCTGCCGGTCATCATTGGCTATGCCCCCGGCTCGAATCAATTGCAGATCTTGGGCGCGCGCGATGTCTTCACCAGACCGCCTTACCCAGAAGTGCCACCACATGCGTTGCTGCATACCTTCCCCGGTGTCGATACGATCCCGATCCGCGGCGAGCAGTTTCTGCCCGGTTTGGTGACGCCTGCGGGGGGGGTGACCGTCAAAGTGTATGGGTTCCTTTATCAACTGGCAGATGGCTGGCATGTGGTCCCTACTCAAACCGTAGACCTCTCGGCGCATGTGCCATCCGATGGCGCGTTGTATGTTTTGCTTCAAGTGGATAACACGGGCGCGGTCACGCTCACCGATGGCACGGCGGTGGATACGCGCGAAGAGTTGGGCTTTGATGACATTCCCGCCTCTGACCCAGATCAGCTTGTGGTGGCTGCCATCAAGCTCTACAACAGCCAAACGGAGCTTATCTTTACGGCGACCGATACCGACATTGTGGATCTGCGTTGGGGTAGGGGGGTCAATATCGGTGCAAGCGCCATCACCGTGGCAGACGCGGGCGGTTATTTTGCAGGCGCAAACGTGGAAGCCGTCCTGCAAGAGCTGGGTTTGGATGGCAGGTCATTTGCCACCACTGTGACGGCAATGGGAACAACCACCCTGAATGCCACAAGTCCAACCGTTCAAATGTTCACTGGAACAAGCCTGCATACCGTAGACCTTCCTGATACCTCAACAATATTCACAAGCAAAAAATTTCATATTATCAACAGAAGTACACAAGTTGTTTCTGTAAGGTCAAGTACCGGCGTTTCATTGCTTTTGTTGGGACCTGGAACTGATAATGTATTTACTTGCACCAGCACGGCAGATAATCTAGCAACAAGTTGGAAGTGGTCAACAACTAGTGAGGATGCGCTAGCATTCACTGATATTGGCACTGCTGATTCTTCAACAACAAAGCATGGCTTATTAAGAAAACTGTCTGGTGTTGCGACTGAATTTATAAACGGGGTAGGGAATTGGGTTGCGCTTACTGCAAGCGATATCGTCAGCGGAACGTTCGACGCTGCGCGGTTGCCCGCTCCAACGACAACCACACTTGGCGGAGTGAAGCGCAACACAGGCAGCGCAGGGCAATATGTCACAGGCATTGATTCGGCGGGCGCGCTTGAATATGACACGCCCGCAGGTGGCGGTGGTGGTGCTTGGGGTAGCATCACCGGCACACTCTCTGCGCAGACAGATCTGCAATCCGCGCTGGATGCTAAAGTGGCATTGTCTGGCAACGAAACCGTCGCTGGCGTGAAAACGTTTTCAAGTTCTCCCATTATCCCTGATGAAGCCTACGATGCCACCGCCTGGAATGGCAGCCTTGAACCGCCTACTAAAAATGCTGTGAGAGATAAGATAGAATCCATGGGGGCAGGCGATTGGGTTCTTATCTCCGATTCTGTCCTCGGTGCATCTGCCGCAAACTTTGACCTGACCAGCATTCCCGGAACCTATAAGCACCTTCATATAGATTACAGTCTCAGGTCAGACCGCGCCGCCGCTACTGACCGAATAAAAGTCGTTATTAATAACGACACCGGCTCAAATAAATATGAGTCTATTTTGTATTTTTGGTATCACACCTCTACATGGGGAACCACCACAATCGGAAACACAACCTTTGCCGAAGCATCATTCGTGTGCGCCGCAAGTGCATTGGTTAATTCATTTGGTGGAGGATTTATAAACTTCGTGGACTATGCAAACACCACCAACCTAAAACTATTTCAAACACGCGGAGGGCAGATGCAATCCACTACTATCAAGCCGGAGATTTATGACGGCATGGCAGTCTGGCGCGACACCGCCGCAATTACTCGTATTACTATTTCGCCAGAATTTGGTTCGAATTGGGTTGCAGGTTCGCGCGTGACCCTTTATGGGAAAAAATAATATGCCTAAATCATTAGTTATTAACTGTAGCACTGGTATTACTGAACTTGTTGATGTGCCAGATGAAATAAAGCCAATCGAAGAAGAGCCGTTAGATGAGATTAAAGAAAAACGCAATAAAAAACGGCGTAAAGCAAAACAATCTTTGAAAACGATGAATGGTAAAGACATCGAAAAAATGACCAAGGCAGAACAAACTTCATTGCTTATCGCCTTATGCCAGCTCATGGATGTTGCTGATGAAAATAATGTTATTGCAGTAAATAATAAAGAAGACTAACCGCCTTTATAGCGGGAGAGTGGTGTAGGTCATTGCCAAGAGACTTTCAACACTATCCCGTAAGGGATGGCGTAAAAGACCAGTCGAAAGACTGGTCTTTTTTTATTCCCAGAACACCAGCTCTACCGCATCCCCTCTTAAAACGATCTTCTCGAACAGCGCGTGCAGGACAATATTCACTTCACTGGGATGCGCGTGATTGAG